CGGTGATCCTCTGCGGCATAGCGGCGGGGTCCGGTAGGGAACGTCATGCCCCTGATCATGCACCGAACCCCGCGGAATTGCTGGTGAGCAGTTGCGTACCGATTACACCCAGTCCACGGTCTTGCGCATCCGGATCACCCCCTTTCCCTGCTCAGCGCGGCGGCGACCTTCAGGGCGACCCATCCGATGGCGGCGAAGACGTGCCGCAGTGCGGTGCTCACGACGGGGGCTCCATGCCGTAGCGGAGCACGCGGGCCAATCGGCGGATCTCAGCAACATCGGCGGGACTGAGCTGCATACGGGCGATGCGGTAGCCGCAGTCCGGATCGTGCTCTTTGGCGCCGGCCGCCCTCAGCGTGCACATCGGGCAGGCGTACCCCTCATCACTCGGGGCGGCCGAGTCCATCAACGAGCTGACCGCGGCGGCCATCGTGTCGAGCACATCGGCAATCTTGAGAGTCATAGCGCTGACGTCCCTTCTCGCGAGTCGTACAGCAGCGTGCCGTCCTCGTCGCACAGCCGGAACATGTCGGGCGGCAGCCATGGGTCAGTTTCGACCGACATGCCGAGCACGTGCGGTCGCGTGTCGAAGTAGTCAGGGATCATCGCGCCACGCGGGCCGAAGTGGCCCATGTCGGCCGAGCCGAACTCCTCCATGGCAGCGCGCTGCCATTCGAAAGCGACGGCGGGGTGTGCCCGTAGCTGCTTCGGCGGCACGGCCGTGCGGTGCGCGATGTCCATCGCTGCGGCGTGGATGCGCATGAACTGAGGGTTCACCAGTGCCTCACCTCGTTGGCCGTCCACTGCGCCTGCGACTTCAGCACGACGTGGCCCCACTGGTTGGCCGGCAGGACGGTGGTAGCTCGCGGGTAGGTCCAGCGGGTACGCACGTTGACCGTCGTGCGGTGCGTGTGCGGCTCGTCGACGAACCGCGGCGGCTTGATCCATCCGAGGTCGCGCAGCGTCCAGACGTACCAGCGATCCCAGTGTGCCGCCTTCCAGTGGTCCCACACGGTGGCGAAGCGCGGGACGGTGAAGTGCTGCACGTCATCCATGGTCACCGGCGGCAGCTCCTCGGCCAGCAGTGAGCCCTCGATGCGCTGGACGAAGCTGTCGGTCAGTGGGTCGCGGTGCCCTCGTGCGGTCAGACTGGCCGCCACCGACGCGCCGATGCGTTGCTCTACGCCGAACTTCAGCACGTCGAGCCGGATCATGTTCTCGCGGTAGTTCACGAATGGCGACGCGTACGGATCGTGTGCGTCGTGGGGCATGATAAGTCCTATCGGTCGGAGGAGCGGTTCTCCGGACATCATCGCAGGAGGGACCGTCTCGTGGCATCGGACAGGCTGCAATATGTTCCACAGGATCGACGACTCGGCCGTAACGTCAACCACGACCCTCGGAGCCGCCGCTTCCCCGTACGTTCCGACGTCCCGATCGGGTCCGTCGACCACGTCCGGCACGTCGGCATCTTCGATCAGGGCGACATAGGGTCGTGCACCGGTAACGCCGCCTTGGGATGCCTGGCAACGGGCCCGTTCTGGCACTCGCTGTCCGAGTCGTCGCGCGAGCACGGCCCGCTGTCACCGACCGGCCGGATCTCGTGGTCGCGCGAAGGCGCTGAGGCCGTCTACTCGGCCGCGACGCTGATCGATCCGTTCCCCGGCGACTGGCCACCGGAGGACACTGGCAGCGACGGCCTGAGTGTGGCCAAGGTACTCAAGGCGGCGGGCTGGATCTCGGGTTACCGCCACGCATTCTCGCTGTCCGACCTGCTCGCCGGCCTGATGCAGGTGCCGTGCATCGTCGGCACCGAGTGGATGTCCGCGATGAACGACCCCAACGACGAGGGCATCGCGCACCCTGTCGGCCGCACCGAGGGCGGTCACGAGTACATCTGCGACGGGTACGAGGCCGACCGCGGCCTGCTGTGGTTCACCAACTCGTGGGGCGTCGGCTGGGGGTCGCTGGGGACGTTCGCGATGCCCGCTGAGGAGTTCGGCATCCTGCTGGACCGACAGGGCGACGCGACGTTCTTCGTGCCGCTGACCGAGCCGCAGCCCGAACCGGAACCCGAGCGGGACCCGGACGCCATCCTCGCCGGCAAGCTCCGCGACTGGGCAGCTATCCGCCGGTCCCCGAGCATCAAGGCCCGCAAGGCCGTGCGTGAATGGATCGAGGCGAAGGGCCTGTGATGCTGCCCTGCGGCGCCACGCGGTATCCAGTGCGCCCGATCGGCTGGCTATGCAACGGCACGCGTCTACGCGTAGTCCTGGTTGAGGCGGGCCCCTTGGTTGTGGACGGCTCCCCCGTGGTCGTCCGAGATGACCTGCTTGGCGCGCTGGACGACGCATGGTTCGGCATCATCAGAGACTTCGGCACGGCGCCGTTTGACGGCGGCGACCACGTGCACGTTTCGATCGAGAGGGAATCACGATGACGACCACCGTTCCGTTCATCATCATCTTCGACAACGGCGGAGTCGTCGTACACGGTCAGATCGGAGGGCAGTGGCGATGACGGTTGCGGCAACGATGGTGCTGGCCGACGAGCACCTGATCAGGGACGAGTGGGTCGACGAGCAGGCCCGCACCGCCCCGTGGGCGGGACCGGTTGAGATCTGCGACGAGACGTACCGAGGCGTCTGGCGCACCTGCGGCCCTGCTGGTCAGTGGGTTCACCTGTTCGCTCGGGACGAAGACGTGGACACCCTGATCAAGCTCGGATACGCGCGGGTGCAGGGTGTCGTCTGACAACGAGAAGCAGGCCACACCGATGCTCGACGCGGTCACCGCAGACCTGAGTGAACTGGACATCGGGAGCATACCCGGCGGTCGTACCCATCAGGCGACTGCGCTGTGGCTGGCCCGTGTGATCGACAAACGGGGCGACGATGAGGGACCATCGACCACAGCGAAACTCGCTGACCAGTTGACAAAGGTCATGCAGATCTTGACAAGGCAGGGCGGTGAGGGCTCCGGTGACTCCTTCGAGCAGTGGCAGCGCAACCTCGCCGAGCCGTCGAGGGGCTGACTCATGGCCACGGTAGCATTCGGCGCGACCATGGCGATCATGCTCGGAATCGGTCAGTTGTACGCGGGGGCCGGCGGGGTCGCGCCGACCTGTGTTCGGCTCGGCCAAGCATTGTGCGCCTCGGGGCTGATGGCCCTCGTCGTTGTGGCGGTGGCCGGATGCCACTGACTGCCGCCGACCTGCACTGCCCTCCGACGTACGCCACGCAGCGCACGCCGGACCGGCCCACGCTGGGGCCGAGCGTGGGCCGCGTCGCCGCGATGATGGGCCGGCCGCTGAAGCCGCATCAGCAGCTCATCGCCGACGTGGCGCTGGAGATCGACACGACGACGGGCCTGCTCGCCTACAGCGAAGTCGACGTCATCATCAATCGACAGCAAGGCAAATCGGAATTAACGTTTCCAATTATGACACACCGCTGTACGGGCTTCGATGCGGCGCTGGCCAGATGGGTGAAGCGCGAGCTCGGCATCGACGTACCGGAGCCGGGCCCGCAACGGGTGCTCTACACCGCGCAGCGCGCCGAGGACGCCCGGCAGAAGTGGCGCGACATCCACGTCAAGCGGCTCGAAGCCCTGAACAGCCCCTTCCGGTCGAAGGTCGACGTCCGCAAGCGCCTCGCCGCCGAACAGATCACGTGGCCGAACGGCAGCACTTGGTCGCCCGGCTCGGCAACGAAAAAGGCTGGCGGTACGGGTGACACGCTTGACCTCGGCATGATCGACGAGGGCTGGTCGCAGCAGGACAGCAGCACCGAGCTGGCCATGCGTCCGACGATGCTGACCCGGGATTGGGCGCAGCTCTGGGTGCTATCGATGATCCCCGGCCTGTCCCGGGCCGCCCCCGGCACGTGGCCGTACCTGCATCAGAAGCGCCAGAACGGACGCGCGCGCGTGCAGGCTGGCATGCGCCGCGGCGTGGCCTACTTTGAGTGGTCGATGCGCGAGGGTCGCGACCCTGCCGACCCTGCGACGTGGTGGGAGACGATGCCGGGCCTCGCCGCCGGCCTGGTTACTGAGCAGAAGATCCGCGACGACTTTGAGGCGATGACCCTTGTCGACTTCATGGCCGAGTACCTCTCGGTGGAACCGTCAGGCCGTAGCGCCGGCTGGACACTGGTCAGCGAACTGACGTGGAGCAACCTGAAGGTGCCCGCCGTGCGTGGCCGCTACCTCGACCCGATCGCCCTCGGCGTCGACGCGGCGCCGGATCAGTCGGTTGCCACGATCGGCATGGCGGCGCTCGATGTCCGAGGCGATACGTACGTGGAGGTCGTGGCCCGTGCCCCGGGTCTAAACTGGGCCGTTCCTGCGCTGGTTGAGGTGGCCGAGCGGATGGGTGCCTGCTCGATCGGCATCGCCGCGCACGGGCCAGCTGCTCCGATCATCGAGCCGTTGCGGCGGGCGCTGGATGAGGCGAAGTCGCGGCCGGACGCCTACTTCGACACTGAGCTGGTCATCATGCAGGGCCCGCAGGTCGCGCAGGCCTGCGTCCAGATGTTCATGGAGACCGGCGAGCTCGGCGACGGAAACGAGGCCGACCCGGATCGCCGCGTACGCCACCCGGACGACGCCGACCTGAACGCTGCGGTGGCCGCGGCCACGAAGTACACGTGGGGCGACGAGTGGCGGTTCGCGCGTTCGGGTGACGGCGGGGAGATCTCGGCGCTCTACGGCGTGACGCTGGCCCGGGCCGCAGGCGAGGCGGTCGAGTGGCTCGGCGGTTCCTACGACATCGAATCGAGCCTAGGGTGACGCGTATGGATCAGCGTGCCGTTGAGTGGCGCCAGTGGGCATGGCACAACTACCGTGCCATCCTGCCGTGGCCCGTGGCGCGACGACTGGCAGCGACGGGAGTGGGCCCGAATGACTAACCTGCCGCCGGACCCGGTTGTCCGCCGTGTCAACGAACTGGTCACTACGTTTCTGGACGTGCTCGGCATCCTGCTCGCCGCGCTGGCGGTCGGATGGTTCGGGTGGACTGCCATGCACCCGGCAAGCGGACTCGCCGCGGCTGGACTGACGGTCACCGCGCTGTCCGCGATCGCGCAGCGACGCATGGTGCCGAAGCCGTCGAAGGCCAGTGAGGAAGGCGACGAAGAAGGGCTGCCCGGCCCTGCGCATCGGGGCAACCTCCACGTGATGGGCCGGTGACATGGGACTGTACGGGCCGCGCCAGACGCGCGACTTCTACGGCATCACCGGCGCCGAGGACCTGATGCAGGGGCGCTCGCTGGCTGGCGGGCGTGCCGCAGGCAACCAGGTCGTCACCAACGATCGCGCCATGCGTCACAGCGTCGTGTGGGCGTGCCTGAAGCTGCGCGCGGGCTTGCTCTCGACGTTCCCCGTCGATCAGTACCGCGATGTGCTCGGCATCCAGACCGAGTGGCCGTACAAGCCGCCGATCCTCACCGACCCCGGCGGCATGAAGGTCAGTATGCGCGACTGGATGGCCATGTCGCAGCTTGACCTCGACCGCGCCGGCAACGCAATCGGCCTGATCGCCGAGCGCAGCACCGCGCGCAGCCCTTACTACCCCGAAGGCTTGCCGAGTCGGATCGAACTGCAACCGACGGCCGTCTGCTCTTACCTGAAGTACAAGAACCGCCCACCGAAGTGGCGCATCGACGGCAAGGAATACGACCCGCGCGACGTCTACCACGAGCGTGCCAACTCCACCTCTGGCTTCGAACTGGGCCTCCCGCCCGTGCTCTACGCCGCGATGAGTATCGCCGAGGGCATGTCGATGCAGCAGTTCGGCCTCGACTGGTTTGCAGGCGGCGGCATCCCGAAGGCGAGGATGCGCAACACCGCGAAGCGGCTCGACGCCAAGGGCATCAACACCGCCAAGCAGTGGTACGCCGATGTCGTCAAGGACGGCTCACTGCTGGTCACGGGTGCGGACTGGGAGTACGACCTGATCCAGGCCAGGGAGGCCGGTTCGGAGTTCATCCTCGGCCGCGATCACTCGAACCTCGACGTCTGCCGGTTCATGGACACCCCCGGCGATCTCGTCGACGTGTCGGCGCAGGGCAGTGCGATCACCTACGCCAACATCACGCAGCGGAACCTGCAGTTCCTCATCTACCGTATGGGCCCGCTGGTCATCTCCCGCGAGGAAGCGTTGACTCGACTGCTTCCGCGCCCGCGCTACGTCAAACTGAACACCGATGCGCTGCTGCGCATGGACCCGGAAACCCGGGCCAAGGTCTTGCAGCGCAACATCACATCTCGCCTGATCACCAACACCGAGGCCCGCGCCCTCGACGAGCGGCAGCCGCTGACCGACGAGCAGGTCGCCGAGTTCGAGAAGATCTACGGTCCGCCGAAGGCAGCGTCCGCTGGTGCGTCCGGCGACGATTCCGCAGACCAGGCCGCAGGAGCGGCTATCGGAGCATGAGAGGACACGGTATGACGGCGCAGGAACGACGCGCGGCGGCGCAGCTGAGGCGGCAAGCCGCAGAGCAGGCCGGGGAGCGCGGCGGCGACGCTGCGTACCGCGCTTACCGTCAGGCGGCACCCGGCATCGGCAACGCTAGGCGAGTGCCGATGCGCACCGACGTGCGCGCGGAGACCGTCCAGCGCGACGGCAAGACCCACGTGCACACCTTCGGCTACTTCACCCGCTACGGCGTCGGCTACCCGATGTGGGATCAGTTCGGCGAGTACCAGGAGAGCGTCTGCTCCGGCGCCGGCCGCGAGACGATCGCGAGCAAGCCCGACGTGGCATTTTTGGTCAACCACACCGGCATGACCATGGCCCGCACCGTCAACGGCACCCTCGAACTCGAAGAACGTGACGAGGGCGGATGGCACGACGCCTACCTCAACCCCAAGCGCAACGACGTCGCGGACCTCGTCGTGGCCATGGACGACCGCAACATCGATCAGATGTCGTTCGCGTTCATGATCCCCGAGGGCGGCGGGTGGTGGTCGGAGGATTTCACGGAGTTCGAGATCCGGGCTTACAACCTCGACCGCGGCGACGTGTCGGCCGTCAACTATGGCGCGAGTCCGTACACCGACATCACCGCGCGCACCGCCGAGGTGCTCAACGACATCGGCCACCTTCCCGTCGGTGCCCTACGCGCCGCCGAGCAGCAGCTCATCAAGCGCGGCCTGCCGCGTCCGCTGCCGAGCGACTCGGAGGTCTCCGCCCAGCAGCGGATCGAGGTGCGCGAGCGTGTCGAGCCGGTCGTCATCGCCAAGGGCAACGCCTCGCGCGCGGTGCAGCGGCTGAACGACCGCGTCTCGCGCGCCGCGGCCCGTTACGTCGACCTGTCGCTGCGTAACGGCACGCCGGCGGCCGAGCTGCTCAACACCAAGCTGCCGTGGTACACGATCACCAACGTGGCCGGCGACGACCCGGGTGACGGCGAAGAAGCGGACACCGCGACGGTCTATGTCTTCGACGAGATCGGCGGCAGTTTCGGCGTTGACGCGAAGACCTTCGCCGCGGACCTCGACGAGATCACCGCTCCGAAGATCGCCGTGCGGATCAACTCGCCCGGCGGCAGCGTCTTCGACGCCATCGCGATCCACTCGGCGCTACTGCATCACCCGGCGAAGGTCCGGACGTACGTGGACGGACTAGCGGCCAGCGCGGCCAGCGTGATCGCCATGGGTGCCGACGCCTACGACGAGGCCGACGACACGGGCGGCGTCTTCATGATGCCGGGCGCGCAGATGATGATCCACGACGCGTCGATGACCGATGACGGGAACGCGGCCGACAAGGAGGCGGCTCGGGTCTACCTCGACCGCCAGTCGGCGAACATCGCGAACATGTACGCGGGCCGCGCCGGTGGCGACCCTGCCGAGTGGCGTGCTCTGATGCTGGCCGAGACGTGGGCGTTCGCCAGCGAGGCCGTAGAGATGGGTCTCGCCGACAAGGTCTACGAGCGCAAGCAGCCGGTCTCGGCGACCGCGGCTCCCGAAGTGGCTGAGCGGATGCTGCGGCAGTACGACCTGACTCAGTGGCACTACCGCTACGCGGGCCGCTCGGCCGCCCCGTCGCCGCAGCGTCACCGCGGCGCCCCGATCCGCGTGACTCGATCAACCGAGCGCGATGTGCGCGACGAGTTTGCGGACATGGTCAAGACGGTCTCCAAGGCTGCGCCCGAGGCGTCGGCGGCGATCCTGAACCCGCCGACGGAGCCGCGTGATCGACAGGAACAGCCAAAAGGCCGTAGCATCGCACTCATCGAGCAACGACTGAAGCTCGACGAGGCGTAGGGGCGCGGCCGGCGGATGACCGGGCGATCCCCCGGCAGATGACCGGCCGCGTATCCATCAGCATCGCCACGCGGGCCGTATCCGGCAGATGACCGGCGGCGGTACGAACGACGCCACCCCGGCAGATGTCCCGGCACGCCCGTTCTCGCGGGGCAGGCTAATCACCTGCAACCGACGGGAGAGCGCAGCCATGGCTGCTGCAATCGAAGATCTGATCATCAGTTTGGAAGCTGAGCGGGACCAGGAGAAGCGAGACCGCGAGCGGTCGCTTCAGGAGGTCCGCAACATCCTGGCGTCGGCCAAGCACGAGGGCCGGTCCAACGTCACGACCGAAGAGGACGACGCCATTGCGCGCGCCGAGCAGCGCGCCGACGACTGCAAGAAGCGCCTCGCCGGCGTCGAGCACCGGCTCCAGATCGCCAACCGCACCCGGATGCGCGAGCTGGAGACCGACGAGGAGCTCCGCACGCGCAGCGAGTCCCCCGCCCGTCCGGTGTCCGACCGGACGCAGGCCAACAAGCGCACCCTGCCGTCGTACGACCACGTCGCGCGCGTCGGCCAGGAAGAGCGCACCTACAACCCGGGCAACACCTACAAGGGCGGCCCGTTCATCCGGGACGTCGTCAGCCAGTTCCTGCACCGCGACATGGAGGCCGAGGCCCGGCTGTCGCGGCACATGCAGGAGGAGCGTGTCGAGCGCGGTCAGTACCTAGAGCGCGCCGCGGGCACCGGTGCCTTCTCCGGTCTCGTCGTGCCGCAGTACCTCACCGAGATGTACGCGCCCGCGCTGAGCAACCTCAGTCCGTTCGCCGACGCCTGCAACAAGCACGACCTGCCCGAGAACGGCATGACGGTCAACATCAGCCGGATCACCACGGCGACGTCCGTCGCGCTGCAGGCCTCGGAGAACACGTCCGTGTCGAATACCGACATCGACGACACGCTGCTCACGGAGAACGTGCAGACGGCGGCCGGCCAGCAGACGCTGTCGCGGCAGGCCATCGAGCGCGGTACCGGCGTCGAGTCCGTCGTCATGGACGACCTGTTCCGGCGCTACGCGGCCACCAAGGACTCCACCCTGATCAACCAGGCCACGACCGGTCTCGACGCGGTATCCGTGGTCAACGCCTACACCGACGGCTCTCCGACGGCGGCCGAACTGTGGCCGAAGTTGCTCGGCGCGGCCGGCGCAGTGGAGACGGCGCTACTGGGCATGGGTTCGGCGAAGATCGCCCT